CAACGCTTCATCAACCGTAATTTCATCCATTTTTATCCACGCATGGCACTGATCGCCTGCGCTCCATCCTTAGCCGCCGATGCGACCGACTGGGCCGCCATCATTTCTTCCTGAGCCTGCTGCATCTGCTCTCGCGTCTGCCGCAGGGTATTCAATTCGTCGTCCGTTCGGGTGATTTCTTCAGGCAATGATACAGACTTCGCCAGTCGTCGTGCGAGGCGATCCGGGTGGACGTTGTCCATCACCGATGGGTCTGCTTCCGCGACCGCACCCACAGGTCCGAACCACTCCATGAAGGAGTGCAGTTCCGACGCACGTTGAGCACGGGCAAGCGGGCTGGTGTAGTGGATTTTAAGTCCCCTCGCTCGGATGCCTTCTGGAGCCTCTGGGAGCAAATCAGCCCGCACAGCAAGGTCGAACACTTCGTACACGAGGGGGTCAAGTAGTTCCGAGTAGAGCCGGTTCAGCGTCGGAGCGAAGAGCCCTCTCATCTCCTGCTGCCGCTGAATGACTTCCGTTGCCGTCATGCGGTCCTGCATCGGCATCTGGAACATATCGTTGTAAAAGCCCGACCGGATTCTAGTTTCAATCTCTTGAATCAACGCGTAAGCCCGGTCTGAACGGGCGCCCGTTGGGATCGGCTCAATCCGTCCCATTGACGAGCTGCGATAGACGTTCAGACCGCCCGGCCCAAGTCTCGCTGGTTTTAGGAATCCACTGTCGGGCATCTGGACTGGCGGATCAGCCTCTTTCATCGCAGCACTCAACGCAGCCTTGCTCAGGGCATTGCAGTACCGGATGTCCTGAAGCAGGATCATACCGGGTGATCGACCGTACTTCTCCCCGGAGCCTTTACGCCAACGGGGAACCATGTACGGGTTGCGGTCAAAGCCCGACTCCGAGACGATATGTTTCGTGTCGCAGTGAACGACGATGGAGTAATAGGGCTTTTTCGTCGCCAATAAACTGTCGTTGTCGTAATCCTCACGCGGGCCGACGCAGTGGATGAACTGGTGCTCGTCCCCCATCATTTTTGAGTTGTCGTCCGCCGCATTAACTCGGTCTTGAAGCTCTTGCGGGAAAGAGTCTAGTCCGAACGCTGCGATTGCCTGACGCAACGTGTATTTGAACTTCCGGTACACCGTGTTGACGACGCCGTTGTAGTCCTCGTCGATGTACGCTCCTGATAATGGCACCGAACGAAAACGGAGGCCATTTTTAGTGTCAGCGAAAACAACACCCGTGCCAAAGCCAGCAAGCGATTCATAGCATTCGTCCAAGGTCGCGTAGAGGTTAAGCGTCGGATCGGACATCAGGTCGAGCACAACATCCCTTGCGCGACTCAACCATCGGTCGTCCTCGTTGGTCGTAACGTACTGGTGAACCCCGAAGTCAAACCATTTCTGAGACTGATTCGTGAGAAGCGAGTTGATGCCGCCCACAAGACGCTCAAGGGACTCGCCCGGCGTGTTGTTGTAGATACGCTGACGACGCTCTTCGCCCTTGGCGTAGGTACGCGTGAAGTCGCGGTTCGGCAAGACGAACTCAGCGATATCCTGCCAGTGCTGCTCCCAGTTGGAGCGGCTGGCTTCTAGCTGACCAAAGCGTTCAACGTACCGGCTGCCGTTACTCATTATTGACCCAAGAGCTTCTTGCCTGAAATGTCGCCACCAGTGCTACCGCCAAGCAAAGACTTCTCGCGGCCAATGCGGTTCGCTGCCTGCCGACGCTGCTGAACACGAGCCGAAGCAATCTCGGCGGCACTGGGACCGGGAGGTGGTGGCGGCGCAGCAACTTTAGGGGCTGAGAAAAGACCTGACATCAGAACATCTCCAAAGGATTGTAGTTAGACACACTATCGGGCATCTGAGTAGGCTGTGTCAAGGGTTCTGCAAACCTTTTCATCATAACGGCGTAGTGCATCGCAGCCATGATGTCGTCGTTCTTTTTGACGATCTGGCCGTCCTTGCGGTGATACATCCTCATTTCCCTGAAAAGTCGATCGCAATGTCGGAAGACCTTGAAACGACCAGTTCGCATTCGCTCGTTGATTTCCATAACAATCGGCTCAGTATCCTGACCACCCCCCTTTTCGTTGTCATAGCGGGCAGAGAAGCCAAGCATTGATTCAAGGCGGTGCTGCACTCTAAACTGCTCCGCAAGATGAACGCCGCTTGACTTTTCTCGTTGCTGTCCATCATGCGGCCAAGATACCGGAATCGTTTCTCCACGCTTCTTGATGGCCTCAACATGGTACGCGGGCGTTTCGCCGGACTGGTCGTAACAGTCGTAGACGTAGATGATGTCATTGTCTCTATCCCATGCGACCCAGACGGCGGCAAAAGGGTGGTCGAATCCGAAGTCAATCCCGCATATACGCGCATAATGCCGGGGTATCGGGAATGGGTCACACTTGATCTCTTCTTCGTTGATCGGGTACACAAGTCCTGTACCGACCATCGGCACGCCCTGAGTACGAGTCTTCCGCTCGTGTGGAGGAATCGAGTTGTAGAGCTGCTTCTTCCGCTCTTCGTCAAGGTGCGGGGCATCGTCCCACGTCGCTGAAAACACCTTGATTCCCGGGCCGCCGTCAATGAAGTGCTGAACCGTATCCTTGACGCCCTCAAGTGGCGTAAAGGTGAGATACATGATCCCTTGCTTCGCCACAAGACGAAGCAACGCCTCCGAAAACACATCGGCAGGCGGTTCTTCGTCCATCCACAGGCCGTCCATCTTGACACCCTGCCACTTACGACGGCCCTGTTCGTAGGTCATGAAGCCGACCTTGGACACGCCGCCCGTGCTGTGCCGGATCAGAAGCGACTCCACCACGTTCGGAATACCGCATTGTCGGTAGTTCGTCTTGAGAATCTTGTCCTTGGGAATCCAGCCGGGCGAATCGGAGTCCCCGATCAGCTCTTTCTGGACAATATCGCGGCTGGACTGGTTCGTCTCCGAGCCGATCCACCACTCCACCGGCTTATTGAATCGCTTCCCTTTCCACCATTTGGGGTAGTCCCCCGTCGCATGGATCGCCGTCTCCGCACCACCTGTACGGGTCTTGCCGACTTGGTTCGCCGCCATGAGGCATCGTTCAACAGTATCCGCCCCGGCGTTGTGGAACTCGATTTGCCACGGATAGGGGCCGATATTATCCGGCCCGAAGGGTCGTTTGGGGTCGAAGGGGGTAGACATCTCCCAGAGGAGCTTCTGCTTGCTCGCCATCTCCTTCGCTTTGCCGAGGAGATCAGCAAACTTCTGAAGGTCTTCAGGCGGGATGTTCGGCATTCCGTCGTTCAAGCGGATAGTCCTTCCTTCGCTCAAGCCAGCAGAGATCATCAATCAGTTGATCGACCAGACACCCCACCAGCTCGCTTCTTGTTCTTGGATTGTGGTCTTCGTGGAGCCTTCTTAGTGCTTCTTCCGCTTGAGCCTCCGTCCTTTTTCGGCTCACCATCAGGACTTTTCTTATCGCTAGGCTTTCGGGTAACAAGCAGTCGGTCATTGTAGATGTCTCTCAGGATTTCGAGGGCAATAGAAATTTGGGCATCGGTACGCTTCTTGATGCGTTCGTGGACACTATACCCTTCCAGACGTATGACGACTTGGTGACAGATTACCCTGTCCCTCGTCCGGACCTGACCTGAAATCAGGGTTGGCCCAATATGCCATTCGATCATGTCCGTAATTCGCTTGAACTCAATCAGCATTCGTTTTCCTTAGTACGCGCAAGAATAGTGGTGCTGTCGCCGCCCCATTGATCCGCCATGGCTTCGGCAACGCCACTGTATGTTATCGAAAGCTTGCGTGAGCGGTCGGGGCCGGAATTAAGGTTACTGTAGCCACAATCCCCTTGGTTGCCCCAGCGGGGGACCAAAGTCTTCTTGTCCTTGCCGAAGACCCACCGAGGCTCAACATACCCAGTGGGCTTCAGGTAGGGCAGGTTCTTTAACCACAGGCCGGTCTTCTTTTTTGCATTACTCTTGAAGTCGTGGGGCTGGATGTACTGTGAGGGCGGCCCGATGGCAGTGCTGAGAAGGCCGACCGGATTCTCAATGCAGATTCGCTCGATAGGGGCGTCCCAAAGCGATTTGGCAAACTCGATAGCCCGGTCAGTCTTTTCCTGCCTGTCGGGACGCACTTTATTCCAGTGGATTCCGCTTCGGCAAAGGTAGGTGCATGGCGGGTGGGCCACCATCAAGTCCCATCCCTGATCGAGGATGTCCAAAACATCAGCCTCGATGTGGGGGCCGGGCGAATCTGAGGGCGTCAGGTCGCAAGAAACCGCTTCATGCCCCTTGGCGGCAAAGGCATCTCTAACAACCCCACTAAACTCGCACGCTACC